GGTTTATGAAGATTTCCTCCAAAGTCCATCTTATGATTATGTTCAAAAGATAAATATTTATTATAATTACCTGAAAAATCATGATGATGCTTTATTTCTATCGAAGAAATGATACTATATTTTGCAATAAATATTATACAAAGCGTTACAACTACTGATTTTAATATAAATTCTTTCATTTAAGACTCGTTGTTTTTTTCTTCATTTCAATTTCCAATAAAGTAGCATGAAAATCTTTCATTTCCATTTGAATAGCTCTTGTAAGCAATGAGGCTTCCGCTCTAAAAGACTCCATTTTTGCATCCATATGTCGCCAATCTGATCTTGATTCAGATCTAAACCAAGCAATAAGGGCAGCATTAGCTATAAAAATAGCAATAATTTGATACCAAGTTTCACTCATTTTTCTCTCCTTTATTTAGTTTTTTCCAAAACTTAATAACTATTTCGGCTTCTTTTTCTTCCCATGAATCTCTAATAAGTGTTGCAATTTCATCCAATTGTTCTTCAGTTAAAGAATGTATATAAAGCTTGCCTTGAGTAGGCTTTAGTTTCAAGTCATGTAATTCGCATTTTCCTTCTTTCCAAAAGGTGCATCCTTCTTTAGTTCGCGTTTCCCAAGGAGCGTAGCATCCTTCATGACCCTTTAAAGCAGGCTTTAACATGATATTTCCATCAGGCCAATCATCTAACATTAATCTTTCTGCATAACCTGCTTTCATTAAATTTATAAAATCTTGTGGAGTTCCACAGCAAGGAGCGGTACAGGCGTTTTGACATTTAGAGCAATCGCATTCAGTTTCCATCATGGATAATTTCATTTCTTTGCCTCTCTAACTATTTTTTTTGCTTTCTTAATCTCTTGTTCCTGAAACCTTAGCAATATATTTGCCATATTTAAGCTTGCGGGGATAATTTCTTCCACGGATTGAATCTGAGAATAATAAAGCTTCAGCAATCTATTATAATCCCAAATGATTGTGTTTGCCATGCAATTTAATTCCTCTGTCAAAAGGCCCGCTTTCATTGCTCTTAAATGATATTCTCGCATAGTTTTAAGTTGAACTTGGCCAATAACAAGGGCTACCATATAGTCTTCAAGGCTCTTTATTCCCTTTGGGTCTACGTAAATCAAATCCATAATCGCTCATCAATTCCTTAATCTTTTTTACATATAATCTATGAGGTTCAAATTCCCCTCTCTCCCATCGTCCGACGGTCACAGTTTTGCAGTCTATTAAATCCGCAAATTCTTCTTGTGTCATCTCTAGAAAATGACGGAAAAGTTTTATATCCTGTTTATCCATCTTTCCTCATTCTCTTAAAAATTTCAATTGCCTTCCTTTTTCTAAAGCTTTTGTCTAATGTCAAATATTCTCCGTAATCATTAAAAGTATTCATCAAATCCCAATGATTCACATATTCTAAGCCACCATTAATCAAGCAACAGAGTTCTTCTTCATCTAGACTCATCCCAAGCAAATAGCATTCCCATCCTGTTTTGGCGTCAAAAAGTCTTCCCTCTGCAAAACACTCCATAGCTTCGCACATAGGGCCCCAATTGGCTTTTAAACGCTCTTTAAGCCCATCGGGAAGCATGTATGCTATCCATTTGTTTTATAAATTGTTTATGGGTGTCTTCAATAGAGAGCGCTCTTAATCCTCTTGGTAAACTTCCCTCATAAATTAGCTCATCTTGCTCTATTCGGTAAAAGTCATGCCAACTTGGCGATTCTTCACGACGCCATAAAATATCTTTATCGTCTCTATAGTCAGCCCATCCGTTAAAAGTTGAAATGTTTACGTAGTTTTTCATATTAAGTCTGCAGCCTCAATTTTGGTAAATGAACGGTGGTTATAAATTTCAGTGAAAAGCTTTAGATAATCTTCAAATGTTGCTTTTATCATCACTTTAGACATATGCTTCCCTAAATTTCTTGTCCATTGCTCAAAGTCAAAATTACTATGAGAAAAAAGAATTAAAAGCGCTTTCCAAAATCTTGCAGTTTTTGTATATAAAGAATTTCGAGCGCCATTTATTCTTTCAATAAAGCGAATTGTTTGCCATGCATTATCAATATTTTCTAAACAACGATCATCAAAAACATATTTGCCTAATTTAAAATCATCGTAATGACTTCTTTTCCTGCCTAATGTAAGATTAAGGGCAATCGATAAACTTAAATTCCTTTCTTTAATAAATTGATCAAGCTTCAAATATTCGGGATAGTGGTTTTTTACAAAATAATTCATGTAATCACATACCGCCCAACTTTTAGCAACATTCATAAGAATGATGTCTTTATGTTCTAGCTTTTCTTCTATTTCATAGTAAATCTCTACACCAAGATTTTTTGCAGCTAATAACCTATGCTGCCCATCAAGTATTTCATAATCTGAATTTACAATAATTGGTCTCATATCTAACAAATTTCGAGACTGAATAGAGTTTATCAATTTATTTACGTGTGATTGATCTATTTTCAGTCTGTTATCCTCTCTAAATTTGAACATTTCATAATTTTTAGTCTTGTTTATTGCCATTCTTTAATTTCCTTATTTCTTCCGTTAAAATTTCAAGCTGCATTTCAATCGATGCAACTTTGTCGAATAATATTTTAAAAGGGGTAGGGTTATTTAATCTTTTCAAGGTTTCACTTCTTGATTTATGTACTAAATCCTTTCTTTCCTCAAATGCTTTTTGAGCTAATTCTGGATTATATTTCTCTTTTCCTCCGTTCCTTCTAACCTCTAAAATAACGGTGGTCTTTCCCCTTCCCAAAAGATTAGCAATCAATGAGCAAGAATAACTTGCATCAAGCTTTTTTCTAATTGTTTTTCTTTCTTCTAAACTTAATTCATTCATTTATAAATTCATTTACACTTGTATAAATAACATTCTTAGCAAGATATTGCCCCGCTGAAATAATAGAGTAAATTTCGTTTTTTTCACAAAAGGCCTCCTCCATCGCTTCATTGCAAAACTCATGAGCAAAGGGCTCTCCAAGCCATTTGTAAAGATCAGAATAGTAAACGTCGGCTTCAATGGTAATATCATCTAGGGAATTTTCTTCTAATTCCTCGAAAGCTTCCATAATGGTTTTATAAATCCAGTCATTAGGAAGGCATTTCCCAAAATGATTAAAATGTATCTCTCTAATTAATTCGCTTAATTCTTCAGGCGCATTATCTTTAAGCTTGATAAATGATTTTTCGCCTCGGCTTGCAGCTTCAAAGTGTTTGTAATATTCTTTTCTCATGTATTTTCCTTTGTTGTTTTCCGTTAATTATTACTTAAATCGTAATGATAACCTTTTATTCCATAGCATTCTTTCATGTAGTCAGCGTTTTCTCTTTTTTCAATTCTTTCCGCACATTGAGAACAAAGGCCGAAACCTTTATCTCTGTTCCACCATTGACGACCCATACAGATATCATCACAGCAACAACATGTTAGCCTTTTAGCTGGTTTAGTTTCTGAAATTGTCATAATAATTTTCCTTTATTTAATCATTGCCTCAATATCGTTAAATCTCTCTTGGCCAATAATAACTTTTGTGTTTAGATCAATCGTTAGCAAGTCGCAAAATGCATATCCCATAAATAATAATGCATTTAACTTATCTATTGCTGAATCTTTCATAAGCCACATTCTAGGGCTTAATTCCGGCTGTGTAGGCGATTTATAGCCTAAAATCATGTACTGACATTTATCTTGGATTGTCATATTTATCCCTCTCTATCAAAACTTTTGATCCTTCTACAAATGTATGACGCTCAAACAAGCTTGCTTTAAATCTTCCATGCGTTTCATATTGATTTGAACTGCAAATATACAGCATATCCCCATTAGCAAGTTGCAAATAAGCGTTTAGCTTAGGGTATAACTTGCCTGTTAGATAAGTGTCTGATTGCATTCCAGTCATTGATTTATAAGTGTTAGATATCATTTTGTGTCCTTGTTTTGTTTTAGCAATTATTTGTAATAACTTTAACGTAATAGCGATAAGCTCCATAGATTAAATCCAGCTTATCAGCCCTTCTTCTAGCTCTTAATCGGCATTTGTAATTAGAGCCAATTTGAATGTTTTCTTTTCCGTCCCAAATAATATACTTCATTTCTTCTCTCTTT